CAACGACATGATAGGTGCGGCCGGATTCTCTCTGACCGCCGTGGCCACGCTGACCTCGCCCCTGCTGCCGGGGAACATGGAGGGAGCGACTGGGTTCACCTTCTCCGCCATCGGTATCCTCACCGACCCCAACGCGTACCCGGAGCGGCGGCCCAAGTCCACCAACACGCTGAAGCTGCAGCGCATCAAGGATGGCCGGGCTACCGCCCTGTCCGCCAAGTCGCTCACGCACGCGCACCCGGCCACGGGCCACGGCGCCACGGTTCTCCCGGATGTCGTATCCTCCCACGGGGCAGCAGTATGTCTCTCCGCCCGGGCTTCCGCCAAGGTTCGCACCCTGCGGGCCAAGGGTTGCGCGATCATGACAGTAGTGGGACGTGTGACGCGCACCCACGCAACCCCGACGGACTCTACCGGCGGCTCCAAGGCCACGTGCGTCCGCCTCCGAAACGCTACTTCGGGGAACCGTCCCGCGTCCGTGGCCGCCGGGCGGGCCTCTCTGGCCGCATTTACGTCGTTTTCTGCCCACGGGAATGCCGTTGGGCAGGGTATTCGCAATTTATCTGACGCCGAAGTTGCTGCTGTGGTTCGTGTTACCATTGACAGGCGACGTTGAAGTAGTACATTTACGTTATATTTTTGGAGATCGCTATGTCCCGTGAAGTCTTGTCCCCCACCCAGATCAACATGCCCACCGTGACCTCCGTGGCCGCTGGCTCGCTGGTATCGCTCTCGTTGACTCCTGCTGCCGTCGCAACTATTGTTGCCGCCAAGCAGACGCTCACCGTAGCTGGCCTGAACGTAGGCGACTCCGTGATCCCGCTGTCCAACCCAAATATTACAGCCGCAGCGCTGACTGGTGCCGAAGTGTCGGCCGCCAACACCCTGCGCCTGACATTCGTGAACCCCACTGCAGGTTCTGTGACTCCCACTGCGGGCACATACACCTTCTTGGTTATCAAAGGCTCGTAACCCACCATGCTTCTCGCTCCTGACGACGCTGCGCTATTCGCGCAAGTAGGGCAACACAACCGACAGTTCGTCGAGTTAGTGTCTCGCCTGCGTCAGGCGGAACTGGAGGCGATGGCCCGTACGAACCCCGACAATTTCTGCACCCTTAAAGGCCGGGTGCAAATGCTGACAGAATTTCTGCAGCAGCTTAGGCCCTGACTTTCCCCTTAGCAAGTGAGCAAGGACACAAAATGACACTCCCCGCGCAAATCCAGAAGCAAGTTGACGACGCCAAGGCGATTATTGTGCAGCATTACGGCCCCGACGCCGGAACCGCTGACACAGAGACCCATACCGAAGTCGAAGGTTCCGCTCCGGCGCAAGCCATTCAGGAACCTGCAGCCGTTGCTGCCACGCAACAAGAGCCTGCGCGCATGCAGGGAGAAACCGCCACCTCGGCGGAGGACGAAAACAGCCCCACGTACGCCCAGCGCTGGCGTTCGCAGCAAGGTATTGTCAACGCGGTCAACCGCAAGTTGCAAGAATCCGAAGCACGAACCGCCAACCTTGAGCAACTGGTCGCCTCATTGCAGAACGCTTCTGCTGCGCCCCAAGCGCAGCATACCCAGTCCCGTTTGGTAACGGACACCGATGTCACCGAGTACGGCTCGGAGATGGTGGACTTTGCCCGGCGCGTGACGCGGGAAGAGATGGCTCCTATCGCGCAGGCCCTGCACGATCTGAACCGTCGAATGGAGCAGTTGCAAGGTATGGCCCCCACCGTGCAGCGTGTCGTAGCCAACCAGCAAGCCACGGCCGAGCAATCGTTCGCGGACAAGCTGACACGTGCCGTTCCGGATTGGACTCGTATCAACGACGACTCCCGGTTCCACGACTGGCTTCTGACCCCCGATGATATGACTGGACTCCAGCGCCAGACCTATCTCGCGGACGCTGAACAGGCACTCGACCTCCAACGTGTTGTGAGCATTTTCCAAGCATGGAAACGTGAATCAGGAGTTCAAACCGCGCCTGTAGCGGCCGCTCCAGTAGTAGCATCCAATGCCTCGAAGCTCGAAAAGCAGGTGGCACCCGGTCGTGCATCCGCATCGACTGCAGCCCCTGCACAGAAAGCCGAGAAGCAGTACACCCCAGCCGACATCGCAGCGTTCTACCGGGACAAGCTGCGCGGCGTGTACAAGGATCGCTCTGCCGAGGCGGCAGCAATTGAGCGTGACATTTTTCTGGCCCAGCGCGAAGGACGTGTTGTCCAACGCGCCGCATAACTTTTAAGAGGTAATTCAAATGGCTTTTCCTGTTGCAGCCGGTGGTGCAAACTACTCCGGCAATTTCATCCCAGAAATCTGGTCTTCCAAACTGATCGAGAACTTCTACGACGCCACCGTGCTCGCAGCAATCTCGAACACTGACTACGAAGGCGAGATCAAGGCCCACGGAGACAAGGTTCAGATTCGCCTGACACCTGAAGTCACCATCCGCCCATACCAAAAAGGTATGAACCTGACCGTCGAGCGCCCTGACAAGCCGAAGATCACGCTGGAAATCGACCAAGGCGAATATTTTGCCTGCGTTGAAGACGACGTGGACAAAGTGCAGGCGGACATCGTCTTGATGGATGGCTGGTCGAAGGACGCATCTGAAAAGATGAAAATCCAGATCGACAGCAAAATCTTGACCGGCATGTTGCCTGACATCGCTGCTACCAACCTCGGCGCTGCCGCAGGCCGTATCAGCCAGTCGATCAACCTCGGCGCCACCGGCGCTCCAGTGCAGGTGACCAAGACCAACGTGTTGGACTTGCTCGTGGACGCTGGCACCGTGTTGGACGAAGCCAACTGCCCTGAGTCTGGCCGCTTCATGGTTATCCCTGCATGGATGGCAGGCATGATCAAGAAGTCCGACCTGAAGGACGCTTCCCTGACCGGCGACAGTTCTTCTGTTCTGCGCAATGGTCGTCTGGGCATGATCGACCGCTTCACTCTGTACACCAGCCACAACCTGAACAGCGTGACTGACTCGACCTTCAAGTGCTTCAGCGTCATTGCTGGTCACAAGATGGGCCTGACATTCGCGTCGCAGATGACCGAGATGGAAAGCCTCCGCGCTGAATCCACTTTTGGGAATATTATTAGGGGCTTGCAAGTTTACGGCTATAAAGTCGTAAAGGGTGAAGCCCTTGCGAGGTTGTACATCCGTCAATAAAGCGGTTGTGTGGGGCTTCGGCCCCACCTTCTGACCCTCATCTTTTCAAGGAATCATCATGGCAAATTACACAATCCCGCAACTGCGCACCGTGGGCATCAACCCCGCTGGCACCGACTTCGAGGGCACTCCCGGCCACTTCTACGTCGAGTATGAGTTTGACGGCAGCAAGCGTTCGACCGTGGCCAACGACACCGCTGACCTGTTCGAGTTCCCAGCCTACGCTGGCGTCGTCATTGATGGCGCGGCCATTACCACCGTCAAGACTGGTACGGCTTCGTCCACATTCAGTATCACCCTTGGTGCCGCTGCTGCGGCCGGTACGGCCGTCACTGGCCTGACCGCATGGGCTGCTGACGCCGCTGCTGGCACCAAGCTGGTGAAACTGGCTACTGCGGCCAACTCCCTGATCAACACCACTGCTTCTGGATTTATCAAGTTGCAAGTGCTGACTGGCGGCGCTGGTGCAGGCAAGTATCGCGTCCGCGTGTTCGGCCGCAGCTTGGAAGCTGCCTCCGCTACCTAACCGCGTAAAACCGGCGTAGAATAAAGGGGTGCCCAACGGCACCCCTTTTCTTTTGGAGAACAACATGGCTGACCGAATGCTTCGACACATCCCCTCCGGCGTCCTGTACGTGTACCAAGACATATTTGCGCAGCGCCCGGACTTCGAGGAAATTATAGATGTGGAGGCCCGGGTGATCCCCGAGTCCGAGGTCCGCGCCCCTCGCCGCGCGAAGCCCAAGGCGGGAGCCGTAGCTGTTGATGATGCCATGATCTCCGAAGAAGCGAGCCGAGGCCTGCCATGAGCTTTACCGTCGCTGAGATAGTCGCGGACGTTCGTGACGAGATACAGGATTCGACGATCCCGTATCGCTACAGCGACGAGTTCATTGTCCGCAAGCTGAATCAGGTCATGCGCCGCGCGGCCATCCTGCGCCCTGACCTTTTTGTCGTTGTGGAGTCCCTCACCTGCGTGGCGGGCAGCCTCCAAACCGCCCCCGCCGACTCCATCCGCATCATGGACGCCCTGTCCAACACGACCGGCCGAGCGCTCAAGGAAGTATCCCAAGAGGTGCTGGACATGATGGTGCCCACATGGGAAGCCCTCACCCCCGGCCCGGCGGTCAACTGGATGCGCTACCCGCGCGACCCCAACCGTTTCTACGTGTACCCCTCGGCCACAACGTCCGACACGCTTACCATCACGTACTCCCGGTGCCCCGCGACCCTGACGTACCTCGACACCGTCGTGATGCAGGACGTGTACTCCCCGGTCATCACAGACGGCACCGTGTGGCTTATGGAGTCCATCGACGCCGAGCATGTGGAATCCGGCAGTGCCAAGATGCGCCAAGACTCATTCATGTCCGGATTGTCTGCTGGCCTAACTTCCCGGCGCATTACGGA